CGATTTTCCGTTATCATGGCCCGATGATCCTCAAGGCGAAAACGATCTTGGAATTGATCATCCTGCTTATCGTGATACACAGTGTAACATAGTAACTGAATCAGCAGTTGATGTAGAGTTTACCAGTGAGAAAATATGGAAACCTATTGCGGCAGGGCAGTGTTTTCATGTTGTAGGCAGTGCTAAGACAAATGCCTGGTTAAAAAGTTTTGGCTTTGAAACATTTGATTTGGATTATGATAGTACTGTAAACAGTATAACACGTTTAGAACAAGTTGTCAACCAGTTAAGCAACGACACTATGTGGACACCCGAAAACTTAGATAAAATTTCTCATAATTATCAGTTATTTTTTAGTGGAGCAGTTGAAAAAACTATTTTAGATCCGTTGGTTGCTCTCTTAGATCAGTAAAATTTACTAAATAACTGTAACATAACGCAATGATGCGTTTTATGCGGAACACCATCCGCGTAGTAGGCTAGAACCTACATCGGACTTCTATAAAGGAGAAAACAACATGGGACGTCCTCTCAAAATTAAAAAATCAGCAACCACTGACATTGGTTTCAACAATCCAGGTGATGATTCATCACCAAGAATACCATCCGGCGAACTATACTTTGGTCAAGTTGGCGGAGACACAGCTTTAGCATCAAGCGACAATCCAGTCACATCATGCCGTGTCAAAATTGGCACAGTGGCAGAAGCTGACGGTTATATCATCCGTCAAAAAGGTGCAACCAAGTATCTAGTTGCTGATGCAACTGGTGTTACAGCCGGTTCGTTTATTACTGGTAACACATATATTATTACTGCACTTGGCAACACTGATTTCACTCTTGTTGGTGGACCTAAAAACGCAGCAGTTGGCACAACATTTGTAGCCACTGGCGCAGGTACAGGTACAGGCACAGTAGATACAATTGGTACATGTGTACTGGCCGACCTAGCTGATGCAGCCTTAACAGCTGATACAATGACAATAACTTATTCGGATGTTGGATCAGGACAAGTTCGCATCAAGCGCATGACCAACAGATATGCAATCAACTTTGCTAACGCTAGAGTTGTAGTTAACTACTTTAACATCCTCGATGATACAGTTGAGAAGTCAGGTGCTGATAAAGACACAATGACAGGTGCTGTAACAACTATTGATGTAGTACAGGTTGAGAATCCAATCTACGGTTAATAAACACTTTTTAACTAACCAAACCCTCATTGTAATAACTACAATGGGGGTTTTCAATGAGCGCAGCATTTATATTAGGAAACGGCAGAAGCAGATTAGTACTCGATCTCAACAGTTTAATGGAACTTGGTTCGGTGTTCGGGTGCAACGGGTTGTACAGAGATTTTACACCTCACTGTTTAGTAGCCACTGACAGGCCTATTGCTGAAGAAATACAAAATTCTGGATATGCAGAAAAACACAGATTTCATACACGCAAGCCCATTGAAAGTCTTGGTGGCAAGTTTTTAGTCAAAGAATACAAAGGTTTTAGCAGCGGACCAAATGCCGCTGCACTTGCTCTTGTTGACGGTCACAGCGACATATACTTGATAGGTATGGATCTTGGCAGTACAAATGGCATGTTCAACAACATTTATGCAGGCACGCAGTTTTACAAAGAAGAACTTACCGGACAAACATTTCCTGGCAACTGGATAAACCAAATTGTTAAACTCACTGAAGACTTTGAAAGTAGACAGTTTTGGAGAATCGAAGGACCTGAAAGTGCATTTGTTCCGCAGTTTAATAAAATACCAAACATGAGGATTTTGTCAATGGACAAGTTTATAGAGAAGGTAAATACTGCTAGAGGTCCACTATGAACACAAAGAAAAGAATTGACGGCGATTACTACATTGAAACTATAAACGCTGATGACAGGGTTTATATACAGACAAACTCTATGGAGCTTGACGGAAACCTAACGGTATCGGGTAATATAACCTATATCAATACTGAAACTCTTGATATCAAAGATCCGTTTATTATGTTAAACAGTAGTAATACGGCAACATATGCTGCCAACTCTGGTGTGCTTACACACAAAACAGCAAGCTCATTTGCTGGCATTAGATACAGTGTTGCCGCAGGTTATTGGGAATTAAGTACCGACACCAGTGAAACTGGAGAAACTGGCACATGGACAGAAATTGGAACAGCAGTTGCTGGTAGTGTTGCAGGAGCAAATACACAAGTACAGTTCAACAATGCTGGCGCCTTTGGTGCTAGTGCAAACTTTACATTTACAGATACCAGTCAACTTAATGTTGGTGGAAATATAAATGTTACCACTGGATTGCAACTTGCAGATAGTGCCGCACCTGGTGCAGTTACAAATACCACTGTCCTGCACGGTGGCATAGCAGGTAGTGGTGGAACAGGCGTTTACTTTGTAGATGGATCTACAACAGATGAACTAGTAAGCAAAAGCAAAGCTATTGTTTTTGGAATTATATTTTAAGGAAAAACGATGACAATACAAACAACTGCCGTAACAAATAGTGCAACTACAGTGTACACAAGTACTAATAATACTGCAATCACTTATATGCAATTAACAAATGAAACTGCTGGTGCATTGACAGTTGACATCCACGTTATACCAAGTGGAGATAGTTTGTCAAACACAAACCTAGTTGCAAAAACACTTAGCATTGCAGCCACTGACAGTTATCAATTATACACAGGTGGCGAAAAACTACTGCTTGCGAATGCCGATACAATCCAAGTCACTGCAAGTGCAGCCACAGGAATAAATTCAGTAGTATCATTTACGGCTATCTAAGATGGCAGGTACATTTCTAAAAAATAGAATATTACCAAGTGGAGAAAGCGGAGTGGTTGTTCCTGGCGGACCAACTGCGGATCGACCAGACAATCCAATATTCGGAGTTTTTAGATATAACACCAGCACAAACACTATGGAATTTTTCAATGGGACAGTTTTTCAAACACTTGCAAATACCGGCGAAGCAAACATCACAGTTGATAGTTTTACTGGAGACGGGTCAACGCTAACATTTACACTTGGCGTCGCTGCAAGTGCAGCTGATCAAATCATTGTTTTTATATCAAACATTTACCAACAACCAAGTACATACAGTATAACTGGTGGCGGCAATGATATAACATTAACAGAAGCACCCTTATTAAACGAAGCAATTAACGTTATTCAAGGTATTGGTTCTACTCCGTAATCTATCGATAAATACTGCAAAGTTTAAGGATAGAAATTTATGGCCATTGCAAGAGTTACCGGCGCCGCACTCGCAGACAATCTTGAAAGAACAGCTAACATAGCAGTCGACACAAGTACGCTGTTTGTAGATGTGATAAACAACAGAGTTGGTATTGGCAGCAACACCCCAACAGTTACACTTGACGTAGCTGGTAGTTCAAATATTGCAAATATTTCTATTGCAGGAAATGCTATTTCTGCAGAAAGTACACTTGATTTAACTGGCAGTGCAGTAAATCTTGGAGCCAACAGTGCTATTACAATTACAGGTGGAACCACAGGACAAATTCTTAGCACCGACGGTGCAGGAGCCCTAAGTTGGGTTAACAGTGCAAACTTATCCAGTGTATTAGGTAACACAGTTCAGTTAGGAACTCCTACAGACGGAGATCTTACTGGCAACGTTGCATATGATGGCTGGACAACCACCACAGTGGTAACTGACGGCTTAGATGATCTCAATCAAGTTGCACTTAACATTGCAAACAGCACATTTGTCGGCCAGACTAGTTTTACAGGAACGCCTGTTGCTGGGCCAAGTCCTCAAACAGTAAGTTTTACTGGAACATACATTGGTAATGCAAATGGGTTTGAATGGAACTTTGGAGATGGTAACACTGCAACCACACAAAATCCTAGCCACACATACTCCAATGTCGGCGGCGGACAATTTACAGTACAATTTACTGCAAAGAACACAAACGGAACATATGATGGAAATATAGCTGCTGGAGCAAAAGGCTCAGCAGACAGTTTTACACGAACTAATTATATAACACTTTATACACCAACTCCGGCCCCGAGCTTTACTATCACAGACAGCACCATTGATAGTGGCGCACAAGGTGAGATTAACAATACATCAACCAATGTAACAACCAGTTATGAATTAGACTGGGGCCAAGGTGCTAATATTGTACCAGCATTGAGTTGGACAACATTACAAAATACATACACCAATTCGGGAGGTGATACTCAGTACACAATTGTTCTTGCTGGTACATCAAATACTGCTGGTCCTAGCCCAGTAACAGTTTATAGCAGTCCTGGAGTAATAGATGTTTTCAGTCTGATGACAACAACTTCAAGTGCTAGTTCTACAACCATTGTAAACGAAGAAGCAACATCAGGCGGTGTTGTAACTTTTACAAATAGTACTGCAACAGATCCAGGAACAACTGCTGTATTTGGTGCTGGACAACAGTACAGATGGACTTGGGGTGATGGAAACGTCAGTGCGGTAAACATACAATCAGGTGTTGCTGGAAATCCTGGAACAACATTAAATCACACATTTGCATTAAGCAGTGGTAATCAAGCAAGTGGTACTTCGGAAACATTTAACGTGCAACTAGCAACCGAAACTGGAAGCACCAGCAGTCCTTTTAATGCAGCCAATATTGCAATTGTAGTTGAGCCAGATATACGCAGTATCTTTACAGGAACAGCAGTTACAGTCAGTGACAGAACAGGCGATACTGCACAAGACGGTTACTTGTTTACAGATTACAGATCAGGAGTTGAAACAGATAGAGGTTTAATAACTTTTATTAATAATAGTCAAAATGTTACAACAACTAATTTTACATTTGGCGACGGTAATACAACAGGTAATATCACAAGTGGAGCAGGAACTCCAGGAGCTGCTAATATAACAAACAGTTATGGTAGTGTATCAAGTTTCACTGTTGCATTAACTTCGAGTGGAACTCCAATTAGTATTGCACAAACTGATACAGAAACAAAGTCAAATTATATTACAATTAAGGCGAACCCAAGTTCGCCTACACCACTCAGTGGCAAGACACTTAGTTTAGCAGACGGTAGCCAAGGCACAAGTCCTCTGTTAGCTGCAAGTGCTACCGACAACAGCGGAGGAAACATACCAGCAGCCGGCTCTGGTATTACAAGATATACAACTGCCGATCCTATTAATACAAATAACGTAACTGATGCAAACACTTCTATATCTGGAACACTATCCGCTACATTTAACAATGCAGAAGTTGGCAATGTAACATTTACTGCTGGCGGCGATGCAGCTGGAACCTACACAGATTTGATAGTTGTAAACGACGGCGATGCACATGATGAGATTAGTGCAAGCACATATCCAACAGGATTTGCTAAAGTGTTTGATGCTAGATGGCAACGTGCATTAAGTGGTATAAGCACAGGATATAGTGATCTAAGTTTGAATCATACCAGTGCAGGAAACACAAATACAATTGGCTTTGTAAAAGACACAATGACAGATGTTCCAAGTGTAGTACAAGGTAGTGCAGTAGTTGCAGAAGGAACTGCAGGAACCTATAGATACATTTCTGGTGTACCTTACTATAATACAGGATCTCCAACAATCACTATCACTGGATTAGCAGTTGGCGATCTGGTTGGACAAACCTATAGAAATACCAGTACACCAATTCAATTTACAACAGGAACACTTGCTGAAAGCACAAGCGGAACAATCTTCAGCACTCAAACAAAAACCTATGCACAAATTGACGGATCACCTACATTTTTAACTGGTGGTATACCAATTGCTCAGACAGGTGTTGCAAGCGATTACACAATGGGCACAATTACTGCATCTGTAAATGGAAGTGCAAGAGCAGTTGGATACATAGATGCACAAATGTTTAACGTAAACGGATCTAGTAGTGTTGTTGATATAACCAACAAGTACATACAGATCTACAGCGCAAGTTTAACCGGATTTGATGAAGGAAACATTCCAGTAGCAGATGCTCTTGGCAGTGTATATGATGATGATGGTGTTAGAATTGAAGGACTTGGTAGCGCCGCTGACAACCCTGCGTTTAGTAACTCAACAAACTATTATACTGATAATGCTTGGTCAGGTGCCGAAACAATAGCAGGAACCAGCGAAGCTGTGGTAAGATGGGGAACATTAAAACATTTTACCACAGATCTCAGCAGTGGGTATTTGCCAATAGGGCCTGATCTCAATACAGGTCGAACAGGCACACAATACTTTACTTTTGCGTTCAGGAGAGCTACTGTTGCAAACTTTGATATTAGTTTAAACAGTAGTACAGGTATTACAGGATTGTGGATTGCAGCACCTAATACAGTAATTGATGCAGCAAGTTCTCTTAATGG